CGGTGATAGCAAGATTGAAGACTTGGACGACGACATCCTGTGATAACCGCACTCATTGATGCAGACAGTCTGTGCTACGCAGTCGGCTTCTCTAGCAACGATGTAGAGGAAAAGATTGCGTTGTCCAGACTCGAGCAAACAATGACTGAACTTTGTATGGAACTAGACTGTGAAGATTACAAGGGCTTCCTAACGGGCAAAGGCAACTTCCGTGATGCGATAGCAGTTACAGTTCCCTACAAGGGTCAGAGAGAGTCCATTGAAAAGCCAGTGCATTTAAAAGCGCTTAGAGACCACCTAGTAAACTCATGGGGTTTTGAGGTAGTAAACGGCATTGAAGCTGACGATGCTGTCGGCATCGCTGCTTACGCTGTTCCTGAAGATGAGTCCATCATGGTACACATCGACAAAGACCTCAATCAGTTTCGTGGTTGGCATTACAACTACCGCAAAAAAGAGAAATATTATGTCTCTGAGTTTGAAGGCTTAACTGCTTTCTATACGCAGATATTGACTGGCGATAGGATTGACAACATCGTTGGTCTCAAAGGAATTGGACCTGTTAAAGCTAAAAGGATACTAGCAGAATGTACAAACGAAAACGAACTATACGAAGCAGTCCTCAAAGCCTACGAGGGCGACCAGCAGCGAGTACTGGAGAACGCACAACTTCTGTGGCTACAAAGAAGTCTAAATCAGACTTGGACTCCACCAAGCTCGTCTTAGTTGAGTGGTTAGATGCCTTAGCACAAGGCGAATGGCACGAAGCAAAGCGGGAAGATTTAAAGTGTAAGACAGTAGGTTTTGTGGTGTTTGAAGACGATGAACAGATTGAGTTAGCAGGAACCATCACTGCAGGAATGTGTAACAACAGTATCACTATTCCTAAGAAGATGCTAACAAAGGTAAAGGAAATTAAACTTGAAAACAAGCTCCGCAAAGCAAAAAGGAAGGCTTCTCCAGCAGTGGACAGTAAAGAAACTACTGGAGAGGTATCCACAACTGACGGACAAGGATTTACGCAGTTGTCCGATGGGGAGTCACGGTGAAGATGTAGTAATGTCGCAATACGCTAAAGAGGAACTTCCAGCAACATTTGAATGTAAGTCTTTAGCTAAGATTGCAGTGTATAATTACTACGAGCAGTGCAAGAAACACGGTGATGGCGAACCGATTGTGATTATTAAGCAAAACAATTCTAAACCTTTAGCTGTAATTGATGCAGAACTTTTATTTGATTTGATGGCTAACAACGGAGATGAAGATGATGATGAATTTTGATGACAGTGGCGATACTTTTACAGTAAGTCTTACGATTGAAGACAGCAATGATACAGTCAGTAAGCAGTTTACTATGCCATACGATGAGTCATGGACAAATGTAATGGCTAAAATAGCTGATGGTTTGTCTGCCTATTACGGTTATAACCTCAAGGAAAAGATGCGGTTTATCGTTACTTACCCAGAGTGTCATACAGGCACAGCCGGTGAACTGTGTATTTCTAAGCAAGACTTTGAATCCTTTATGGAAGCGCAAGACAATCTATGAAAATCCTTCTACTCGATATTGAGACAAGTCCTAACACAGCCCACGTTTGGGGTCTGTGGCAGCAAAACGTCAGTATCAATCAGTTGATGGAATCTTCTTATGTTCTCTGCTACGCAGCTAAGTGGCTAGACGATGTAGATGTTCTGTTTGATTCTGTACACCAATCTAAACCAAAGAAGATGTTAAAAGGAATACATGGACTTCTCAACGAAGCTGATGCTGTGGTGCATTATAACGGCACTAAGTTCGATATTCCTACTCTTAACAAGGAATTTCTCTTACATTCTTATAATCCACCATCGCCTTATAAACAAATTGATTTACTTCGTGTGGTTCGTAGCCAGTTTCGTTTTCCTAGCAACAAGCTGGATTATGTAGCACAGCGGTTAGGCTTAGGACAGAAACACGCTCACGAAGGACACGACTTGTGGGTTAAATGCATGAACGGAGATAAAGATGCTTGGGGACGGATGCAAGATTATAATATACAAGACGTTGTTTTACTGGAGTCTCTTTACCATACATTGTTACCTTGGATTAAGAACCATCCTAACCAAAATCTCTACTCTGAGGATACGGTGTGTCCTACTTGTGGTAGCCATGCAGTCCAAAAGCGAGGACAGGCTATCTCACTGTCAGGAACGTATCAACGCTATCAATGCAGGGACTGCGGAAGCTGGAGTCAAGGAACAAAGTCATTAAGAAAATCAGTTGAGGTCAAACACTATGCATGATAAGAACCCAATAGCGATGCCAACACCGTTTGGATACCTTCGTGAAGAAACCTTAAACGACTTAATCAAGGAGTATGAAGATGCTAAAGTTAACACTTTAAGTCGTCAAGTTGGCGGTACACACTACAAGAAAGGTGTGCAACCGTGGACTATCGCCCTTGATTGGGGACTTGACCCGTGGTCACATAATGTGGTAAAATATATCCTTCGATTTCCGTACAAAGGAGGAATTGAGGATTTAAAGAAGATTAAGCACTATCTCGATTACCTAATTGAGAACTATGACGAAGTAACAGAAAAGTATTACAACAAGGAAGATTAAGATGCCATTGCTTTTACATGAAATCAGGGAGCGTCTTAAAGCCTTAGATGAAGTAACATTGTTGGAGTTACTAGAGATTAGTAGCGAAGACCTTGTAGAGATGTTCTCGGAGCGCATCGAGGACAATGCCGATAAACTAGAACGTGAAGTGAAATAATGGTTAAACTCTTTGATAAAAAAGCCTATATGCAACAGTATAGGTCTGACAATAAAGAGAAATTAGCTATTCACGATAAAGCACGAACACAAGAGCGAAGAGTTAAAAACAAACTTAAAGCTATTGAGTATTTAGGCGGTAAGTGCGCTCATTGTGGTATAGTTTCTGAGCATAGAAGTATTTATGATTTTCACCATTTAGACATGAAAGAAAAGGAGGCAGACCCCGGTAGTTTAATGCACTACAGTTGGACAAGGATACAAAAAGAGCTTGACAAATGCATACTGCTTTGTGCAAATTGTCACAGGATAGAACACGAAAAGGATAATAATGTTTAACACACCATTTAGTACCGTAGGCTACATCACTTATAAAAGAACCTACGCTCGTCGTTTGGACGAAACAAACCCAAACAGCCCAACAGAAGAATTTGAAGACACCGTGAATCGTGTAATAGCTTCTACAAATAATCAACTCCATGTCGGCTTTACCGATGACGAAAAAGTCCGTCTTCGTAAGTATTTAATGGAACTAAAAGGAACCGTCGCTGGTCGTTTCTTATGGCAAATGGGAACAGAAACAGTAGAGCGTCTAGGTCTTGCCAGTCTACAGAACTGTGCGTTCACTGTAATTAACGAACCAGTACGTCCGTTTACATGGGCAATGGATATGCTTATGCTTGGTTCAGGTGTTGGCTATAATATTCAAAGGAAAAACATTGATAAACTACCTGAAGTTAATAGTCAGTTTTCCCGTCCTGTTCGTGTTGATAGCAATGATGCTGATTTTATCGTTCCTGATAGTCGTGAGGGTTGGGTTCAGTTGCTTGGTAAGACTCTTAAAGCTGCATTTTTGTCTGATAAAAAGCCTACCTTTACTTATTCGACTGTATTGGTACGAGGTAAAGGTTCTACCATTAAAGGATTCGGAGGCACTGCTAGTGGACCTGAAGATTTATGCTGGGGAATTGAGAAAATTTCTGAAGTTTTAGAAAAAAGAGCAGGTAAGAAACTACGTCCTATTGATGCCTTAGATGTTATGAACATTATCGGCGCTGTTGTTGTGGCTGGGAATGTCCGCAGGTCTGCTCAGATTGCTATTGGAGACCCTGATGATGTTGAGTATCTTTTAGCCAAGCGCTGGGACATGGGCAACATCCCTAGCTGGAGAGCAATGTCAAACAACTCTGTTGTGTGTAACGACATCAAAGACCTGCATGAGTATTTCTGGGACGGTTACGAAGGCAAAGGTGAGCCTTATGGCTTTATCAACTTACGTTTAAGCCGTAAGATGGGTCGTTTAGGAGACACTAACTATCCTGACCCTGATGTAGAAGGATATAACCCTTGTGCAGAGCAGTCTTTGGCTGCTTACGAAACCTGCTGTCTTGCAGAGGTTTACCTTCCCAATGTAACATCAAAAGAAGAACTAATTGATATTTGTCAACTACTGTACCGCATCAACAAACACAGTTTGTCTTTGCCTTGTCATTTAGATGAGACAGCAGATATTGTGCATAAGAATATGCGGATGGGTATTGGTGTTACAGGTGTGCTGCAAGCAACGGAAGAGCAAAAGTCTTGGTTAAGTCCGACTTACGAAGAACTGCGTGCTTTTGACAAAGCGTACAGTGCAGAGCACGGCTTCCCTGAGTCAATTAAACTCACAACCGTTAAACCTAGCGGTACTTTATCACTGCTTCCGGGCGTAACTCCGGGCTGTCACCCAGCGTATGCTCAATATATGATTCGTCGTATTCGCATCTCTGCTGACCACGCTTTAGTTAATGTATGTCGTGAGCACGGTTATCCTGTAGAGTATCAACAGAACTTTGACGGCTCTGAAGACCACAGCACTGTTGTCGTATCATTTCCTTTTGCTTATCCAGAAGGAACTGTGTTAGCAAACCAAATGACAGCTATTTCGCAATTAGAGACAGTTAAGTGGCTTCAGGAAGTGTGGAGCGATAATTCGGTGTCTTGTACGGTGTATTACCGTAAAGAAGAATTACCGGAGATTAAGAAGTATCTTGCTAAGAACTACAAGAACAATCATAAATCACTGTCTTTTTTATTACACAGCGACCATGGGTTTAAACAAGCGCCTTATGAAGAGATAACCAAAGAAGAATATGATGCTTTAGTCTCTAAAACAACATTAATTACTAAAGTAGATGAAGCATCTTTTGACGGCGGCGATGAGTGTGCTACAGGAGCGTGTCCAGTAAAATGAACATTTCAATTTTAAACTACGTAGAAAACGATGATGGTTCAGCTGATGTTGAGGTTCGACTAGATGAAGAGTCCACTAAGTTTTTAATCAATGAAGGGTTTAAAGCAGTCTTACTCGCTGCAATTAAGCAAGAAGAAGAAAACCGTAAGTAATTCCTTGTGTAGTAGTACCTTTATGGCAGCCCTTCGGGGCTGTCTTTTTTATGTCCCGTTCGGGTTATTATGCTTAGTATTTGTGCAGAAACAGAGAAACTTTACCGATAGGGAAATGTTGCATATAGTACACATTTGTTACTATTCACACACAAAATGTTACAAATAACACACTTTCTGCACTTTATCTTACACTCTGTTACCGTGTATCTTATTGTGTACAATACACACGAAATTGTGTAATATACGCTACATTAATTCAAAGTGTGGACCATCAAAGAAAGACTTAAAGTCACCACCCCAACGGATTTTAACATTTTGGTCAGCAGCTACTTTCTTCATTACTTCCGCTAACTGAAAGTAGTACGGCTTATCCCAGCTTATCTTACCGTCTACAATAGCCGCTAAATCAACTGCATGACCTGTTAGGTGCTTTGATTTAAGTGTTTGACTCTTACCTTCACTAACAAGCTGTTTCTGTCTCTGCGGGCTTCTAAGACCTTCTGTAACGGCAAAGTCAAGAGGTGTTTCTTTGATTGCTTGCTCCACAATCTTAACTAATCTCTCGTCTACACCTTTAAGATTGTTTTTAGAACGTTCGGATAATACAAAGTTATTATTTTGGTTCATTTTTTAGTTGTGATTGAATCACTACCTTTCGTAACAGTTACTTTCTCGCCATCTACAACAACAGCCATTGGAGGCTCTTTTTGGTCTAAACGGTCTACTAGGTCTTGAATAACTTTAAACTCAGGTTTGTCTTGCTTCTCTACTGTACCAGCGATTCCGTTCATCATGTTTATGAGAGCGACTAATGCACCACCAACCATTGTCATAACAGCGGTGATGGCAGACTCAGTAAGAAAAGCACTAGACACAACACCAATCATGATGATAGCTGTGATGTACATCAGTCCATGCTTGCCAATGGATTTACCTGCTACTTCTTTTGCTGAGTCTAACTGCTCATTCATCCTTCTTCTCCTTTAGTTATTTATTTACGTTTGCTCTTATCTCAGCTATTTTTTCAAGTCCACGAGACCCGAAATAAAAGCCGAAAGCGAGTTGACCCCACTGACCTAGCAACATGGTGTACGATTCGTTAGTGTCCATATCGAAGGCACTCATCAAAGCAAACACAATGTAGGCAACAAACAAAGCAATGAGACTGAGTGGACGAATGTTCTTACTCAGCCAAGAATCAGAAGCCATGTCTGCTTGTTGTCGTTTAGTCAGTTCTTGCTGTTCTGCAATATCCGCATTGATTTGTGCTAATTCACCATTCTGCTGCATCTGCAAAAGCTCTAACTGAGCCTTAGCTTCTTGCTCTGGGTCTGGGAAAAACTTGTCAATGAGCTTTTCACCGATACTTAGTATTGCACCTAGTGGAAACATATTTAGTCTCTTAAAAAGTCAACGAATGAACCCGGCTGAGGAGCCGCTGCCGGAGCTGTAGTTTGTTCCTGTCCTTGTTGCGGTTGTTGCATTTTTAAACGGTTAGTAACATCAGAGATATACTCATTGTCAATAATTCCAGACTCTGTTAAGTTACTTGCAATCTTAGCCGACAACGCACCAGCAAGACGTGGGTTAGCTTGTACTTTACCAAGGTCAATAAGAGCATCTTGTCCAGCTTTGCTAGTCATTGCTTTGGAGATAAAGCGAGGAGTTAACAATAACACCCCTGTTGTCATCACAATTTCAGGAAGATTATTTTGAATTTTGTCTTGGACATCGGTTGGCAACAATAGAAATCCGCCACCTAGCGTTCCTGCTTGAGCAGCAAACCGTGTTCCTTCTAAAACAGTTCGGTTACGGATAAGTTGTGACGCAACGCCGTCATCAAGACCAAACTTAGCAGCGCCGAGAATGTCTTGCAATGCTTTTTTCTCGCCGGGTGCTTTAAACAGATAGTTAAAGCCTTCGGCAAACGCTTTATTTTTCTCTAGTGTTTTGGACAGCGCTAGAACATTTTCCGGAGAAGACATTAATTGGTCAATGAAACCAAACTTTAGACTGTTAACTACGTCTGCTTTTTTGTATTTATCTACTTGAGACACTGCTTTAAACACCTCACGCATACGAGACGGAGACTCGGCATTAAACAAATGTTTACCCACCTCCTCTGGTTCGAGGTCAAGAGCCTTAGCCACGGTGTTGTTGTATAGACCGTCCATGCCTTCTTTATAAGCTGCTTGTGTGTTGCGGTAGTCTTGCACTAACTTCTTAACAGCAGGGGAACCAGCAAGACTTGCTTTTTTGTAAGGAAAGGCGACATCCATTGCAGCGTTGATGCTGTTTTCTGCTTTAGAGTACTCACGGGACAACTGCGTAGCTACACCGGTTTTGGCTTGTTCGTCTCGTGCTGAAGCGCCTAAACTGCTTCGTAAGTCATGAGCAACACCAAAGTTCACCATGTCGTCCTGTACAAGTATGTTTTCTAATACTTTCTTACGGTCGTCAGCACCTGCAAATTTAAACTGAGCTAACTTGTCGTATTCCTTTTGAGCTTGTGATTTTACACCTTTTAAACTAACAAACGCATTAAGGTCTTCAGACAGCTTTTCATAGAAAGGACGGTGTACAGACTTAAACTCATCTCGTGCTACATCAATAGCAGCTTTAAAGTTATCGCCTAAAGCCATCTGAGTTGGGTCGCCTTGCTTCAGCGCCATTCTAAACGGCTCAGATACTTCTAGCTTTGTCTTAAACTCATCAACGCCTTCTTGAATAGCACGTTTTACATTCTTTTCTTGTTCTCTAAACGCCGCTGCACCTGTACCGCCTCGTGCGACTTCTTCTAAACCAATATCTATGTTACTCCCTGTCAACTGTGCTCTGGTTAGAGTAGCACCACGCTCTGACAAGAAACGCTGTGCTGCTTCTCTAGCTGCTTCTGGTGTTTTGTCTTTTAAGAAAGGTAAGAACGAAGCAAGATAAGGCTGCGCTACTTTAAATGTCTTACCTGCAGCACCGAATACAAGGTTTCCACCTACGTCAAAAGCAGCGTTAGATACCAGCTCACCTAAGACTCTGTCCTGAGTAGGCGCTCTTTCGGCTGTAAGTCCTTCGGCTGTTAAACCAGCGGCTGTACCGACAGTAGAGCCAATTAGAGAAGGGGCAAGTGTACGTACAGCACTTCCAAATAGACCTAAGTCTTTACCGGCAGTCCCTAGGGTAACAATAGGACCAATAACAGGAGCTTTGCTTAAAGCTACGCCGCCCACCGTTCCTAACATTCCGCCAATCATTGGCAAAGGGGATTCTTCAGTAGGCTCAACTTGACCGCTTTCAGAAATGCGATAAGTCTTCTGTGCACCGCCTTCTAAAGGGCTTTTGTATTCTTCTCTACCGCTAATGTAATCTAAAAAGCTCATTATAGTCCTTCTATTTGAAGTTCTTTTGCAAGTTTCTGGGCTTCAGCTTTCTGAGCATCTGTGAGTTGTTTACCTGACTTATAGATAGCTTCAAGTTCCGTAAAGCGTGATGCTTTGTTTTTAGCAATATACGGATTAAATCCAGATATTTTACCATTGTTTTGCGAACGATGCTTTTCACCTGCTTCGTAAGAAATCTCTGAAGCCCGTAAGTCTTGATTAATTGTATTCAACAACCGACGGATAGTACCTTCTTGTTGTTTGAGGTTTGGCTTAGTCTTAATTAACTGGTCAAGTTCTTTTACCGCTAATGAACCCGGCAACAACTTAGCTAAAGGTAATACTAACTGTGCCGACAAAGCATCAAAGACTTCTGTGTCGTTAAGGCGCTTACCACCGCCAAACGCTCTCGACACACCAGCCTGTAATGAGCCATAAGAACCAACAAACGCATTACCAACAACAGACTCCATCTCACGTACGTTACGTGCTAATGCGGAAGCATCAGAGTAGGCTTGACCTGCTTTATTCCACTCATCTGCTTGTTTCTCTGCATCTTGTTTAGCAAAGGCTTTATCAAAAACACCGCCAAGATTAACGTCAATCTTAGTTCCTTTTGGAGAGCCTTCAGCCTTAATAGCATTGTCGTACGCAAGTACACGTGGGTCTGTTGCCGGAACACCTGAGTTTAAAAGTTCTTGTTTTTCAAAAAGTAACTTACCTAGTCCAGATGTAGGAATCTGCCGTTCACGAGTTTTCTGTGTAACTGTCGCTTGAGATACATCCATACGGTCTGCTTCACGAGCAGCCATCATTGCTTCTTGTGGTGCAAACGGCTGCAATGCTCTAGCAAAGTCACGAGCACCTTTTGGAGTGGTTAAATCAAACTGTGAAGACAGTTGTTTAATCTGAGACACTTTCTCTAATTCAGCGTCTCCACCAAGTAAACCTTGGATTCCACGCCCTAGACCAGCGCCACCTTGATAAATCGAGTATTGCGCTCTTTCCATTGGACTAAGATTTGCAAACTTAAATGCATTAGACGCATCTGTTGCTTGGCGCTGACGCATTAACTGCTCAGGGGATACTCCGAATAAACTACCTACGATTTCTGCCATGATTTTTCCTTATGCCAATCTTTCTGGACCTGAAGACTTAAATAAGCCACTAAACCAGTCACTAGCACTACCGCCGGGGCTAATACCAGCACCCATAGCACCCAATGTAGAACCCAGTGGACTGTAACCCTGATACTGACTGTATGCCTGTGCAGCAGCAGCTTGAGGTTGCATATACAACTGACCAGCTCTTGCTCCTGATTGAGCGTATTGATTTGCCAAGTCTTGAGACAAGAGGAATGGCTGTTGCCCTAATCTCTCGACACCACCTAAGAGGTTGAGTTGTGTCTGTAGTGGGTTGTAACCAGCAGTTGTTAGTGCAGGAACTTGACCTAATATTTCTCCGCCTGTACCAAACAAACCAGCACCAAACACAGCACGCTTTTGACCAAACTCATCAGCTCGTGCAGCCAAAGCAGCGTCTTGTTGTGCTCTAGCATTAAAGAGTGCTTGTGCTAAAGGATTCGATGGAGCAGAACCTGTACCAGTCTGAACACCAAGACCACCAGTACCACGACCAAAGTTAGCAGTAGCTAGTCTTGCTTCTTCAGCAGCACGTCCCGGTGCTAATAATCCTTGTTGCTGCGCCATATACTGCTGCGCAGCCTCTTCAGGAGAAGTAGCGAGGTATTGTTGTCCAAGATTAAATAGAGACTGTGCGCCACCCGCTAAAGGCTGTGCCATCGCTCCTATTTGAGTTGGGTCGTAACCACCAGCAGCACCGAATAGACGTTGCTGAATTGCCTGTAGTTCAGGAGAAAGCGTATAACTACCTGTACCATCGGCTCCGAACTGTGACGAACCGAAGGCTGTAGTCATCCCCATTGGTCTGAACTGCGCCATTGCGGAGGCACGGTCTGCAGCAGCTCGTAAAGCCTCTGCTTGTCCTCTAGCGGCGTCTGCTGCTTTACCGCCCGATATTAGACCACCAGCTAATCCTAGTACTGGTCCTGCTAATGCTTTGACTGCTCCACCCATTATAGACTCCTACTATATATGTGATACATTTGTTTATCCTGACCTATAAAATCTTGTTTAAACTCAAAACCGATTGACTTTCCAAACTTGGCTAACTTTGTGTTATCTTGTTTCACTAAGCCAACTAGCGGAACAGAAACTAAGTGTTGTAACAAATTTAAATCTTCTAAATACTTTGCTTTAACTGTTGGTGTCCATTTACGAACATCGGTGTGAAACCATATTAAGTTGTCATGTAACTCTAACAACATGGTATAGTCTTCACGAATGACGACTGGTACTTTAAAACTCAAGCTGTCCTCTTCCACATACGAACAGTAATGTATGGCTGTACGTTAGCGTTAGTACCGCTTACACCAGTAGATGCGTTAGTTACAGAAATACCTGTTGATGCTGTGCCAGTAGTTGTTGAACTTGCTTGTGAACCTGACGAACCCGGAGGGTTAGCAGCATTACTTTGTACTGGTTGATTGTAGGAGTGAGCGTGTCCGGGGTCTGTTACAGTTGCAGTGTGTGTATGAGACACAACAACAGCATCTTTAGAGCCACCAGTTTCTTCAGCAGTGTCGAACAGTGCGTCACCTGCGTCTAAACCAACTAAGACACGACCAGCACCAAAGGCTGTCCATGTACCAAACCCCAGCAGTGTAGATGGGTTTGATGCGCTAGTAGCGTTGATGTAAATAGAACCAACAGGGTAAATTGCTCCCAATGCAGCCGTTACAAACGCTGTGGTTGCAAGTTGTGTTGTGTTAGTACCAGCAGACGCTGTCGGTGCGGTAGGAGTACCTGTTAAGGAAGCACTGTTAATATCTGCTTTAGATGCAATCGCATTAGAAATTGCAGTGAGTTCAGTATCAATTTCTGTACCTTTGACAATCTTACCAGCGTTACCTGTTGGTAAGGTATCCTTAGCGGTGAAATTAGTTGATTTATTATAATCTGCCATGTTTATTCCTTAAACTATTGTTTTACCTGCTTTAACCGCTACGTCAATCTTTTGGATTGATAAAGGGTTGCCGTTAATGTCTGCTTCTAATCCGAGTTGCATAATCGTGCCTTGACCACCAGCATTGACAGAGAATCTATCAAGAACAATACCTGAGCTGTATTCAGCGATGTTGTACTCACCGATACCGTATTCATAAACAACTGCTGTGTCTAAGACATAGGTAGATGCTTGATACCCTTCTGTATAATCAAAACCCCACTTAACAGCAACTGGCTGGTTTGTGCCTCCAATTAAGACCCAACCAATCTTCTTGAGAATCTTGAGTTTAGTTGCAGCATCGAAATCAAAGTAGTTAGTGTAATACTGTAAACGATAAGATGAGCCATTGTCAGAGTGTCCAAAGTACTTACCGATGTATGATGTCTTACCAATCAATAACTCTTTTGCTTGCGTAATACAGAATGAACTTGGTTGTAAGTTGTCCCAAATAGTAACTCTAGCTGAACCGTCTTGTAGACGTGAGCGAGTATCAAAGCAATACACAAAGCGTGTTGTTGGTAAAGACAAAAGATAAATAGCATCTCGTTCGTGGTAAATACTTTTAACCTTACCTAAATCAGCCTCGGAAGCTATGTTAGCCATCAAGTCATCACGAACATTCTTAGAGATGTCGTTCATCGGTAATGACTTCTCTTGAATCACACGAGCAAGGCTACGAACACCAGCATCAGACAAGAACAGAATATCTGTACCAATGTTCTGTACTGAATCACGAGCAATACAGCCTACATTATAGATAATGTCTTGTAATACTAAAGCAGAAGTATCAATCGGATTAGCGTAGATAGCGGTGTTGTTACGACCAAAGATGACTAAGAATCCATTGTGTGCTGCGATAGCGACAATGTTATCGCCATTAGGGAATACTTCTTGTAAGTTTAAGAAACCTGCTGAACCTGTTGTGAAGTCAGAGCCACGCAGTAAGTCGCTGAAGTAAACAGTCTGTGTGTCTCCAGCAATGTTACCAACCCAAATACGACCAAAGGCAGACAAGACTGCATTAGGCTTAAATGTTGATGTGCTGTGATTAGCCGGTAATGTACCGACATCCCCAATCTGTTGGAATCCGAAAGTACCGCTATCGTGGTCGTGAGGGTCTCCGCCAGAGACAGGTAACTCATGCCACACTAGCATCGGATGTCCAGCTTGTGCTAAATAAGCATGGGGCTGAAAGTCATTGACATCACCGTATGGCATTGCTGCCATCTGCCAGTTATTAGCAGTTATCGTGTAAGTAGCGTTTCCTGAATTGTCTGCATTTCGGACAAGACGTTGTGTAAGTGTTGCGCGACCAGTGAATAACTTGTTATTACCTGCTGATATAATAGTATTGCTTCCGCCATCTACGACCTCCATCATTGCTTCAATCGGATTAGAACCTAAGTCGCTGTTGGTAGCGTTAAGCGGAGTCCAGCCCCGTCTCGCACCAATACGACCATATCGGTCAATTACGCAGTTCTGTGCTTTAAGTGCAAAGCCAGAAGAAAGCGTAATGCTTGACTCTTGAAGATTGAGACCGTAAAAGCCCGGTGCTGCAATCGAGGAAGTTTGCAGTGTACCAGCCATTAGATGGGATACCACGCTTCTTCTTCAAAGTACCTAGCAGACTCTAAACCAATAGCGTCAGCAAGACTTTGCTTAAACAGTGCATAAGTCTCAGCAGACTGTACACCACCGTCTTCACCACGCTCTGCCTGTGCTCGTGCTAGTGCTCCTAAGACAACAGGCTCATGCGGAACTAATAATTTATCCGAGTTAGCAACTAGCTCAACTTGTGGACGAATCACGTTAAATCGAATGTTGTACACACCATTAGGGATAGGGTATAAATCTACCTGAGTGTCGCCGTCACTGTTTGTGCCGTTAAAGTTATAGTAATAAGGAGAACCTTTAGCGGGACTAGCGATTAAGAACTGGTCGTTCATCCAACGAGTCGTGGCATTTCGCATTACGAAATTGCTAGTGTCATTCAACACATCAATTACACGAAAGCGTTGACCTGTGCCTTCTAAGACATAGTTAAAGATGTCTGAACCAGTCACAGCAGACAATGTCTCTGATAATGCGTTCCAGTTGTAAGCATCCTCAACCTGACGCTTAGAATCGTTAATGTAGCGTGCAATCAGCTTTACATAGGCGTTATCCGATACTGAGGAAGCCTCTGGCTCACGCAGTCGTATTAACACATCGTTTGTTAGTTCTAAGTAGTTTTTAGATGCCATATTTTTACCAGTTTATCATACTTTTACGTAAATTGCAAGCATTATTTGCTCAACAGTCCCACTTTTTTAATGCTAAGGCTTTACGGGTTGGACGACCCTTTTCATCCTTCATTGGACCAGCAACACCGCCCATCCTAGCGCAGAAACTCTTGCGACGTGCAGCCGCTTTAGGCGACTTTGCAGCCTCTTTAGCAGACACTGGCGGCTTGAGCTTAGAACCAGTCTTCTTGTTGTAGTAGTCTCTGCCCTTCTGATTGAGTCCACCTTCAGGGTTCTGAAAGGATTTCTTAGGCATTACTTCTTCTTCTTAGCGGTCTTAGCAGCGTCTTTGAAGTCAGAAGCACTAGGAGCACCTTTAGCGCCTACTTTACGCATCTTCTCGCCTGAGCCAGCCTTAATACGCTGACGCTTTGCAGAAATATTTGCGTACAAGCCCGGTTTAGTAGCCACGCTTAGAACCCATCTTCTTAGCTGGTTTAGCCTTCATAGGACTGTTAGTCTTCTTGGCATACTCTTTAGCTTCTTTTTTACCTTTAGCTGTATATGGGAACTTCTTGTCTTTGACCATGGGCATAATAATCTCCTATTAATATTGACTGTATTGAACTGCGGATGTTGCTTCTAATTCAAAGGTACAAAGAACAGACGCTGTAGCACCTGCTTCTACTTCTACTCTAATTTCATCACCTTCTTCTAAGGCAACATAAGCACCGCCGTCGAACTTAAGGAATGTCTTAGCTGCTAGAGGATACGTTACAATCACAGCTATTTCAGTGTTTTCACTTTTGTCATACCACCAAGCAGAGAAGTTCTTAGCAGAGGCAGTGTTGTTTACAGCCCACATTAGAGTCCACTTAGCTATCTGCCTTGTAGGGACAGTAAATAGTGTGGTTTTGGTTGCGGCAACAAGGTTCTTACCAACCGATAATGGTCTCATATTACTTCCTAAATACCATCTCTGAAACATAACTGATGAAAGCACCAGCAACTGAGGCAACACCCATCAAAGCCCATAGAGAACCTTTACTACGTTCTGCCATAGCCACTAACTTCTTGATGTCTACTTCTAAAGCATCCACCTTACGCTCTAGGTTATCTACTGACTGTACTAACTTACCGTACTCTATAGGATTAATTTCGTTCATCTTACGCTTTCTTAGCAAGCCATTAGTACGCAAGGTACGCAATAAGAACCGTCTTCGTATGTGCAAGTTACATAGTTTGAAGTTACTTTAGCGATTGTCTTACTGCGAACAATATCATCGCCTTGTGGTTTGGCAGTACCGTCACCAGCAGACATTAACAAATCGCCCTTCTGTACTACAACACTGTCTGCAATACGGATAATCATATCGCCTGTCATAGCAATATTCATGTCATCGCTGTTGCAATCTTCATCTCTAGTCCAGTTTACAAACACACCAGCAACATTAGTATCTCCTTCTACATCTGATACTTTCATCTTGTTTAGCTGTTCGTTGTCTGCAACTACACCGTCTTTTTCCCAAACGCACATATCGTCAAGGTTAGACAGTACAGTTCCTTTTAGAATTGCGTCATCTTTAGAACCGTCAAGAAGTTGCGACCAGCGAGATAAGTGACCGCCGTTGTAAGAAACAGTAGTTCCTGATACGGAAATAGAACCTTCTTGAACATCACCTTGCCTTAAAGAAACAATAGTTCCATCATTTGTATTTCTATTTAAAGTTAAAGGTTCAGCTCCGTTTGTTACAAATACACCTTCTCCAGCAGCAAGAAATAGACAGCCAGCAGTTGCCGAGTCTATTGCAGTTTTTCCGATTGTCACATTACCACTAGAGTGGATACGCATCCGTTCTGTAGAGTTAGTAGCAAAAGCAATCGTACCGCCTGATGATGGAGCATTTAAGGTGTGCATTGCTCCAATAAATCCACCACCTGTTGAGCTAGTAAATCGTAACGCTCTGCCATTATTTCCTGTATCGTCACCACCTGCCCGTAGGTATTCACCTTCACCATTTCTATTTACATCTAGTTTTACAGCAGGACTGGTTGTTCCTATTCCAACATCACCATCAGAATCAATACGCATTGCCTCTGTACCGCCTTCAGAGAACGCAATCGTATCTGCGGCTGGAAAGAAAATACCTGTATTAGTGTCAGTACCTCGTATTGCAGGGGTAGCTGCTGTACCGTCTACATCGGATAAACCGTCTGTACCGTTAAGAATTAAACTCATACAAGTTCCTTTAAATAAGCTATACCGTCTATTACATTGCCTTCTGCGTCTTGAAGTTCAGCACCGTTAGCAAGGTCTTTTTTGAAGTTAGCGTAGTCTGAATTAGCTGGGTCGAATGGAATGCTATCTTTACCATTACGCAAAACAACATTTTCTTTTTCTTCAAGTTTTAATAATTTATAAGTTGGCATTTATAACTCCGATGAAAAAGTAAGAGCAAAGTTATCAGTATTACCAATTAACATTGAACCTTGTCCAGATGTTAAACCTGAAGCTACTGTTGTTCCTATTCTATAAACATTTATTCCAGATGTGGCTTGAATTGCTGGAACTGCACTACAAGAAGTTACAGCTCCACCAGCGTGCCTAATGCGATAATTAGCGGCTGTCCCAGTAGTTCCTAATGTTGGCATTGTTCTCATAACAACGGGTGGGTAGTAAGCATAAATACCAGCAGTTGTGCTGTCATTAAAACCAATAAGACCGCCATCATAAACGCTTATAGTATTAAAATACCGCTGACACAAAGCCAATTCCTGCTGATACTGTCTGTATTCAAATGAAGTAGCTTGTGTGCCTTTTTCGAGTTGAACACCTGTGATGTAGAAGGTTGCTCCGTTAGTTGAAAATGGTTGTGTTGCACCAGTAGCGTTATAAGCATTTACAGCACCAGTCCAAGAGCCAGCAGTTCCGCTAAATGTTGAACCAGTAGCTAAACTCCAGCTAATATTTATACCAGTACCATTTGTTGAATTCCAAGTTCCGCTTGTAGCACCAACAATAGTTAAAGTAATTTGTTGCCAAGTGTTTGCGGTTGAGATTGTATAACTAAACGGATAAGTGTAGCTACCATCCGCATTTCCTAAACCACCACCAAAAGTGCCAGTTAATGAACTACGCACCCAAAAAGATAAAGTTACAGGCTGTGCATTAGCAGTTCCCCACGCTAAATCCGCAGAATTAAAACCTTCTACTCTATGTAACAAAGCAATTAAATCACCGCTTGCTGGTGTAAATGCAGAGCTAGAAGTAAGACCTAAATAATTAGTAAATCCTGCTGGTGGTGTAACAGAACCAGCATTTTGTTGCATAGTTCCTTTACTACTTTGAGTTGCAGAAATTTTAAATCTATCAACACCAAAAACACCATTATTGGCAGTAACACTAGCACCAGCGTTTCTTTGGTCAATAACCATCTGTCCATTAATTATTCTATTTTTAAATACAGAACTAGCAGGAGCGAACACACCACCACTAGCGTCAACTATCTTATTTACATTTAGAACTGACATTTTGTAACTCCATGATTAGCGTATGCGCCATGATATTTATTCCTTGCTTCCATAGCTACTAACTGAGCAAGTTCCAAATCTTTAAATCCACCAAAGTCTTTGCGTTGACCATTAGCTTGCACACGCACACGCCATACTTTGTTTTCTTTGCTCCAAGTAACGCCTTTAACACCGCTTGTAGCATCTTTGCGTATTTTAGAATTTTGGGCATTTTGTTCTAATGTAGCTTCACGCAAATTTTCAATTTTATTGTTAGAACGATTGCGGTCAATATGGTCTACAAACTGCGGTAAAAAACCGTTGTGCATCATAAATACAATACGATGGGTAAGGTAATGCTTTCCGTTAATAATGACTTGGTAAGCGTTGTCGTGCTTTCTATAAGTGCCAGCTTTAGAGCCAGCTTTATTACGGCTACGGCTTACCTTGTAATAGATTTCTCCATCACGGTACTCAAACAACTCATTAAGCATTTCTTTACTTAACGGCATCTAATTGCTCCTGAGTAGGCATAGGCAAACTAGGGTGATTCCAAGCACGAATATAGTCACCCTTATTATCACTATCGTTTTGTAGTGTGATTGTGCCTATTGATGGAATAAAATCAGCATCAACTAAAGAAGGGTATAACGCAATAATTTTTTCATATAAATTCATTATGCAGCCCTCACTAATGAACCACTAAAAGATGTAAATAAAATAGTTGCATCACCTAAAAATGTAGTATTTGACCCATTAGAGAATCCATACACTTCTACATAATCTGTTGTTCCGTTAAAATATATAACTTGAGAAAATGAGATTGCAAAATATTCAATAGATAAAGCAAAATTATCCATAGCGGCATAATTAGAGCCGTTTTTATAAATATATAAAATTTTATTATCTGATGAAGTTCCTCTTATCCTAGATTGTGCGTTGATTTGATAATACCCAGCAACATTAGGGGTAAAACGGTAATTTGTTGTGCTATCAAAACAATTAGCTGTATCAAATAATTCTGCATTAAATTGTATTTTACTAATTGTATTAGATGTAAATGATTGATTTGAACTACGGTAAACACTAAACGCTGGCATATTACCGCTAACTTGTACAGTACCAGTAGCAGCAGGTAATGTAACTGTAAAGTTACTAGCAGTTGTTGGCTCATTTAGGGTGACTGAGCCGCCACTTGAAGATTGTAATATTACGCTCATATTGTTCCTTAGAGGATAACCCAGCGACTGTTTGACGGTACAGTAACGGTTACACCAGAAGCGATTGTTAAAGCCCCTACAGAGTGTGCGTTGTTACCTGCAGTGATAGAGTAGCTGGTTGAGATGGTGTTGCTGTGTTCGTACAAACCTTTAGTGGTTTTGTTTGCATCAGTATCTAAAGGAGACCAAGAAGCAGTAGTTCCATCGGTGGTTAAGTATTCTCCTGCGTTACCAGTCTGAGAAGGTAAGGCATCCACATTAGCCCATGATGTAGCTGTACCGTTGGTAGTTAAGAACTTACCTGAGTTACCTGTTTGACTTGGTGTATAACTTGCTGCTAAGGTAGCAGAGTTTGCAGCATTGGTAGCAGAAGTTGCTGCAGCACTAGCTGAGTTACTAGCATTGGTTGCGCTAGTGGCTGCATTACCTGCTTGAGTGGTAGCGATACCAGCCTGAGTAGTAGCAGTAGATGCACTAGCTGCAGCGTTCGTTTCGGATGTAGCTGCATTGCTTGCTGATGTAGATGCTAAACCAGCTTGTGTTGTTGCTATACCTGCTTGAGTGGTTGCTGTTGAAGCTGATGTTGCAGCATTGGTTTCTGAGGTAGCTGCATTAGATGCAGATGTAGATGCTGCACTAGCAGAGTTAGAAGCATTCGTAGCTGAAGTAGATGCTGCACTTGCACTATTGGATGCATTAGTAGCTGATGTAGCTGCAGCAGAGGCAGAGCCAGAAGCAGCACTTGCTGAAGCAACAGCGTTAGTCTCTGCAGTCTCAGCATTGGTTTCTGCAGTTTCAGCGTTAGTCTCTGCTAGTTCTGCAGCAGTCTGTGCTGTCTCAGCAGCAAGCTGTGCAGCCTCTGCAGCAGCCTGTGCAGTCTCAGCATTGGTTTCTGCTGTCTCTGCATTAGTCTCTGCAGTCTGAGCTGCAGTAGCGGAGTTAGCAGAATTGGTAGCTGAGGTAGCTGCAGCGGTGGCTGAGTTCGATGCGTTGGTTGCTGAGGTTGCAGCATTGCTTGCTGAAGTACTTGCAGCACTTGCTGAAGATGATGCAGCACTTGCTGAACCAGAAGCAGCGGTAGCACTTGCAGAAGCAGCGTCAGCATCGGCTTGAACTTCTACAGCTAAGTCACGAATTAGTAAGGCTTCACTAGAGGAGTCTGCTACAGCATCTCCTGCACCACCTGCGCCTCTGTATATGCTCAAAATTAATCTCCTTGACTTGTTTTAATGCACTCTAGGAATACACTAAAACAAACTCCCTAGCCGAAGCTAAGGAGCTTGAGTTTTTACTACTTAGGCGTTTACAGCCAATACGAAACCAGCTTCTGGACGTACAACTTTAACACCGAACAATGTGTCGGCAGTGTAAAGAGTAGCCAAGTAATCTTGCTTGTATTGAGTCTGTGAACGAACACCTAACTGCTCTGCCAATACCATTGTGTCGGTATGGAAAAGCATTGCGGCTTTAACTGCGTCGCCAGCGGTATTATCATCAGCAGTTTCAATCGTAGGCATATTGCTTGATACGAAAATGTCGATACCATACAGATTACCGATTTGACCGTTTTGAACGCCACGTGCATCAACGAAGTCACGGCTGTTGTAACGGTCAATACCCATGATTGCGTTACGCAGTGAAGGAGGAATCGCAAACTTACGACCATCCATTGGTACGTCAGCGTCGTCCATCAACTGGATGAGCTTACGGAAACCAGCATCGGTGAATACGTCAGCAGCAGCTACAGTGTCAACAGCGTAAGCTGTCAAACCTGAAGTACCGTCGATGTAGTACGAATTGCTGTGTACCCAGTCAGCGCCGTCGCTGTTACCAAAAGACTTGCCCAAGGCGATGAGTTCGTCATCAACTTGTTTAGCCAAGGCGTAACCAGCGTCTTCCGTGTAGAAAGAACGGAGCGATGCCAAAGCCTGAACTTCGGTGATGTCCTCGATGAAACGTGAGTACTCGAAGTGCTTGTTTACCAAAACCTGAACTTCTGTCTCGGTGTCAGCTTGAATCGTTACGGCAGTGTTAGCTGCTTTAGCGGTTGCTGTGCCACGAGTTGGCTTAGGAATGTGGAGGGTATCACCTTTCTTACCTTTGAAAGACATCTTGCGAACAAGGTTTGCCAATACGAGGTTTTTCTTGTAAGCAGCGATGACTTCGTCACTCCAAATTTCTGGAATGAATACTGCTGCATTGGTGTTGTTAACGATAGAAGTACTACCGCCGGGGTATGCTACTTTTGCTAATGCCATGATAAGTTTCCTTTAATTGTAAATGCTAAAATTACTTAACTCGCCCTGATGCATATGCGTCCATGATTTCATCGGACATTTGCATATAACGGTCTGGGTCCGTCATCTTCAGTTTAATTAGGTCTGCTCTACGATACACCTTTCGGCTTGATTCGCCAGCACCACCAACATCGACTGTAGCTGCACGCATTGCTTGTTCTTGAGCTTTGCTTTCTACTGCGGCTGATTGGACATTTTGATTCTGTTGTTTGATTTGCTTTAGCTCTTTGTAAGTGCTTAACAATTCATCAGCGGATTCAAAATCAAATTCAGCATCAGCTTTGGCAAACAAGTTTAGTCGAATAGCTGAAGACTTTACCCAATCTTGGAAACCAGCATCGGATGCGATAGTGGCGAAGTCTGGGTGCTTGGTAGACAACTGTTGTGCTGTCTTCATGCGCTTCATTTCGAGTGCTGCTTGTCTTGCTTCAAGTACTGCAGGGTGCTTCTCTACTTGTCTGTTGACCGCACTGGTTGGGTCTGCAAAAAAGTCATCTTCAAGCGATTCTTCAATCGGCTTTGCTTCTCTAGCCTTGCTTTCGAGTTGTTGTTTTAAGAGCTGGTCTGCAAGACTCCGTACTTCGTGAACTTCGTTTGCTTGACGACCGATGAGCTTCTCAGCTTCTTGGTGCATCTTAGCAATCTCAATAGCCGACTTACCACGATACTTCTCTGGTAATTCTTCTACTTGTTCACTGACACCAGCCGCTTCAGCTTGCCCTGCTCCAGTTGAGTCAGGGACTGGGGTTGTAATGTCTTGTACTTCTTCTTGCTCACTGCCATTAAACAGTTCTTCTTCTTGGATAAAGTTTGCTGCCATTTAAAGTCTCCTGTCACCGAATCAAGTGATTTTAGGATTTATAATCTAAGGCTCTTTCGAGGTGTCTTAGGCGTTTTGCTTTGCTTCTTGCTTCTGTTTGTCTTCGTGCCTTTTCGCCCACCTATCGTAAGCAGACACATAGACTGGGTCTGTACCGTCTAAGCTCACCCTTACAGGAGAGATAATCCGTACAGCTTCCTTACCACAGTGACAGTGAATTTGAGTTGTCTCATAATCAACTAAAGCCTCTGTCACATGAGATTCTTCACATTTGAAGTCATACATCCTACGAGCCATCTGCTGAGTCTCCCGACATGAGCTGCTCGTAAGCCTGTTCTGAAGCAGGTTTCAGGTTAATAAGCCACTGAAGCAGGTCCAGTTGCCCTTTCTTAACCATTAAGTCTGATTCATTCTGTATTGAGAGCACGTGGTTCAACGAATTGAACATCGCCTGTGCATCTTCGATTAAATCTTGCCAACCGTCTGTTGCCATCATGGAAAAACGGTTCTCGTAATAGCTTTGTAACTTCTTGTCCATGTTTCTTTGTCCTTAAGGAGAAACTGTTGTTTAAATACAACATTCTTTTCGAAGTGTACCACAACTGGATTAAATTGTCAAGCTATTTCTTTAGTTTTGCTGGCTTTTTTTCATCTGCAACTCAACAATCTTGCCTTTGTTGTCGATGTCTTTCTCTTTAAGCATCAAATCAGCGATACGAGCACGCTTTTCAAACTCTTGGTCTTGGTTTTGACCATCAATGTTGGTTGAAAGTGAGCTAATGACCTTGGCTTTGAGTTCTTCAGGCAGTAATTGGGTCTCAACCACGGTCTTCTGAGCTTCTGCTTGGTCACGCATTGCACGGGCTTGAAGCGATTGTGTCTGCGCCTGAGCCTGTTCCATCTGCATTTGAACAGCCATTTGCTGTTGTTGCTGTTGCTCTGGGTTTGGCTGACTCATTTGCTCTAAGGCTTGCTCCATCTCAGCACGATTCGACAGGCTGGAGTTAGCAATGATACCTTTGAGGATGATTGGCAACACAGGAGTATCAGGTCCAAGAGTCTGTAACAAGCCAATGAGCTGTTGCTGTTCATATTCACGAGCCATGATACCCAGTGTAGCGGTAGGCATGAACTTCATGTCAACAGAAGGATAACGCTCAGGGTCAAACTGCATATAACGGAACGCTGCTTTCTTAATCAGCGGGACCATGAAGTCTTCTTGGAAGTTTGTCAGGGTACGCTTGTACTTCTTGATGATGCCAGAAACAGCCATCGACATACCAGCACCGCTAGAATCACGGGTGGCTTGCGTTACCATGCCTTGGCTGTCTAAAGTACCGGTTGCCATGAGCAGCATACGCTCAAACTCTTTCGAGGTATTGAAGTTCTCAGGACTGGTTTGTCCAAACTTAAACGGCATCATAATCTCAGCAGGATTACCATTGGTAAGAATGGCTTTGCCGGGACGGACTTCAAACTTAGCACCACGAGGTAAACGAGTAGCGTCCATTGCAATCATTGGAGCTGTCGTCAGGGCTAGGCTGTCTAGGTGGCTACGGAGCTGTGCATCAATCGCCTTTTGCATATTGTATGCTTTCTCGACTGTACCACGACCCCAGAAGCGGTTAGGAACGGTATCATCCTGATAGGCGACCACAGGACGGTCTTGCATCATGTATGGGTTGCGTTCTGCCTTGAGCAGGAGACCATCATTGGCAATGACCACAATAGCCTCTACGAGGTCGCTGTAGTTGTCTGCAATGCTTTCCTCGGGGAAGAGGTCAACTACCTCACCATCTTCGTTCTCAAGCTGTTCTATGTACTCTCTAGGGACTAATCCGTAGTACGTTAAGAGCTTAACCTTGTCATCTTGGTATTGGACAACTTCTTGAGTTACTTCTAAGTCGTCGTCGTTGCCAGCAGGTCCAATGTCTACCTTACGATAGATACCCTTTTCCATGCCTTCAACAACCTTGTGAATCGAGACAAACTTCTCAACCGCAACACCCATCGCATCGTCAATAGAGGTAGCGTTAGGGTCAATAAGGAAGTTCTTAGGATTGACTGGGTTTACTTTAACGCAGAAGTATTCCTTTTCTTGCACTCCATACGCAGCTTGCGTACTGCCCGGAATAGGCTGAGTAGCGGGAATAAACTCTTTCTCCGTCTTAACCATAATCTCACCGATGCCAGTACCATAAATCTCTGCCATCAGTTCAATCGAGTCAATCGACTTACGAATCTTATGACGCTCTAAGTCTTCTTTTAACAATGCCTTGATTGCTTCGACATCCATCTTGTTACCGTTGTAGTCCATGATGTCGTCTTTGATGTCAAAGAACTCACCATTACCAAACACGGCTTCCATGATTTCAGCGTGGCGGGTTTCTACCGCTTGCTGCGTCGCAGGGCTGATTAGTCGACTACGCTCAGAGTCACGAGTACGGTCTTCAGAAGCCCAAACACCACGAAATATTCTTTCGTACTCTAACCAGTCTTCTAGGTAGTTCTGGTCACGGTTATCACGCCAGCGGTCACAATGCTGAACAACGAACGCAGTCAGCTCTCTATCAGCATCAGAAGGAGAATCCCACTGTACGCCTTCGTTGTTGTCTTTCATTTCAGCCATTTTGTTCCTTATCAGTAGCCACTAATTACGTCTAAAGTTTCCCACTCATCGCCACCGTCATCGGCATCGAAAGAAGGTCTTACTAACTGGTGGATATACGCTAACGCATCCACTGTATCGTCATGCACGCCTTGCGTTGGGAACATT